AGCCACTAAGAAACTTGTAGAGGAAATGTTCATAATGGGCTACTTTTCGGGCGTAAGTGCCCGATAATAAATGCTAACAATAAATTAAGCTAAATAACATTAATAATATTTGGAGAAGTCATAAATGGCCAAAAGTCAGATTAGAAGCTACGTTTTTACCCCAGGTGCAGCTGGCGTAGGTACTATAAAAGTTCCGGGTAAACTTGATCTTAATCAGTTATTGATTATTACAAACACCACCCGCAACGTTATTCTTTATAACTTTGCAGACACAACAAACGCTAGCACAGTAATTACATTCAACAGAGCCAACGACGCTAACTTTGTAACGGCACTGGATAATACAGATGGCATTACTACTATCACATTGCAAGTTAATACTGCAAGTCATAGTGCTAACGATACGCTTCAAATATTCTACGAAAAACCGTTCCAAGATGTTAGACTTCCTGAAATTGGTACAGATGCGTTTGAACGTACTAGAGTTTCATCACCACTGTCTATGCTTGATGCTGACTTTGAATATGGACTACAACCTACCAAATGGCAAGCAGTTAGCTTAATGCGTGGTTACCCGAGCGTTTATGAAATTCCAGGTTCCGATTTGACTGTTACTGCGGCAACAACAAATGCTGCAACTGGCGAAAGTTTAATTACTATTACAACAGGTAGTGTTCATGGTTTAAGTGTGGGCCAACCAATTACTATCAAAGGATTTAATACTTCTATCACCGGTTTTAGTCGTGCTGAAGGTAGCTTTATTATTTTTAGTGTTCCAACCACAACAACATTTACATTCTATGCTAAGGCACAAGTTGGCATATCAAACGGTGATAATTTATTCAGCCCAATTGTTCAGTTACGCAAAGCTGGATTCTATACAGGTGCCGCAGTAAGTGCTCCACAATTTACATATACTGGTGCTGCAACTCCTGTAATCACAGTTACCTTTCCAGCAGCACATGGTTTTGTCCCTGGCGACACAATTTTAGTCGCTATTACCAGCGATCAAAGCGACACTCAAAATCACAAAATTGCCGCTGGCCCGTTCTTTGTTGAATCAGTTCCAACAGTAAACACTCTTACATATACTGCAAGAAGTGCCGCAGTTATTACTGGTACAATTGGTGGAACAATTTATGCCCGCCCAGACGCATACTTCTTGCATCGTCCAATTGACGGTGGCGTTATTTTAAGCACAGGTAGCCCAAGTTACGGTAGTCATGCAATTCGTATGAGTAAGAAGTACATTCGATATCAGTCTGGTAAGGCCATTAACTATAATACAGGTGCATTGTTTGCACCTAACTATGACATTAGAAGTGTAACAGCATCTGGTACAAGTGTTGGTAGTGTTATTACTATTATTACTGATGATGTAGATCACGCATGTCAAATTGGTGCAGGCATTGAAATTAAAGGTGTAATTACATCTGGATATGACGGCACATATACAGTTGCTAGTATTGTCGACGAAAGAACATTGACAGTTTTGGCTACTCAAACACTTGGTGCTACCACTACAGATTTGGCTGGCCCAAGTTATATTGTTGTTAGAAATTGGACTGGTGCAGTAGTTCGTGCAGGAACATTTGACGACCAAAACGGTCCTTTCTTCCAGTACGATGGTCAAACTATGTCAATTGGAAGACGTTCTAGCACATTCCAACTTTCTGGAACTATAGCAGCAACTCCAGACAGCAATATTATCACCGGTACTAACACTAGATTTATTGCACAGTTAGCCGCAGGTGACCGTGTGGTTGTTCGTGGTATGACTCACATTGTTAGTCAAGTTAATACCGATACACAAATTACAGTTACACCAGATTATCGTGGCGTTAACGCAGTAAGCGGTGTCAAGATTGCTCGTACCATTGACTATATTATTCCGCAAAGTAAATGGAATGTAGACCGTTGTGACGGAACAGGCGGTGTGTTTAATCCAAGCGGATACAACATTGATGTAGGCAAGATGCAGATGATTGGCTTGCAGTGGACATGGTACGGTGCTGGTTTTTGCGACTGGATGATGCGTGGCCCAGAAGGCAAATATATTACTGTACATAGACTACGTGGTAATAACTTGAATAGAGAAGCATATCAGCGTACGGGTAACAGCCCAGTTCGTTATGAAGTTCTCAACGAAGGTGCTAAGAGTTCGTTAACAGCAGATATTACTGATAGTCAAACAACTATTCCAGTTGCGGACTTGACTTATTTCCCAACTGCTGGCACTGTGTATATTAATAACGAACTAATTAGATATACTGGTAGAAGTGCTACAACAGGTGCTGGCAACTTAACTGGTGCAGTCCGTGCCACAACATTTACACATTTTGTTGCAGGTTCTGCAAGAACTTATAGTGCAGGTACAGCAGCTACCCATCCAAAATACGAAGGTGTATTGCAAGTGGCCTGTACAGCAACTCCAAACATTAGTCACTGGGGTAGTGCGTATATTCAAGACGGTGGCTTTGACTCAGACCGTGGATATTTGTTCAACTACCAAGCCACAAACTTGTTGGTAACTACTACTAAACAAACAGCGTTCATGATACGTCTAGCACCAAGTGTGTCTAACGCAATTATTGGTGACTTGGGCGACAGAGACTTGATTAACCGTGCTCAGTTATTGTTGCAGTCGCTTGAAATTACATCAGACGGATACAACGGAAGTAATGCACAGTTTACAGGTGGTATTGTTGTTGAAGGTGTGTTAAATCCGCAAAACTATCCAACCAACGTGTCAGACGTTACATGGAGTGGTTTACAAAGTTCAGGTGCAGGCGGGTTGCCTAGTTTCTCACAAGTGGCTTCAGGCGGTGGCGTTGTTTGGGCAGGCGGTGCAAGTCAAACTACATCAGCTATCACAACAAATGCATTTTTGACAGGTTCGCTTGTTATTGAACTAGTTCCAGGTAATAGTAACTCTGTTATCAGCGGTTATCCAAACTTGTTTATCACGGCAGCTAACTATGCAACATATGTGGCACAAGGTTTACAAACCGGCCAGGTTATTAGCGGTACTAATATTCAAAGCGGCACAGTTATTAACAGTATTCAATTCTGGGGTAACTACAGTGGAACGAACTACTATTACTTAACGTTAAGTAAAAACCCAAATAACTCAACAGCTGGAGCAACCACACTGACTGTAACCAATAGCTATCCAGTAACAAGAACTAGTTTAATCTACTTCCAGAAAGCAAGTTGGGAAGCAACTAATGCTACTACCGGAACTGAAGTTAATACAGGCGGTATTTTTCCAGGCGGTACATTCGTTTCATCAGCAACATTAACTAGCTACCTTGGCGGTACACAGTATTATCGTGTAACATTTACTCAATCTTCGGATAGTAGTACAATTACTCCTGCTTCGACTAGTGTAACATTTAAGTTCGGTCAACCTCCATATGCACAACCAGGCGAGCAGATTTTCTCGTTCATTAGTGCTCCTGGAAACGACAAGTCTCTTGACTTGAGTCAGCTGAAAGAACTTACAAATACCACCCTGGGTGGACGCGGTACATATCCAAACGGTCCAGACGTGCTGGCTATTAACATTTACCGTGCGGCTGGCGCAGGAAGTATTCCTTGTAACTTGGTATTGCGTTGGAGTGAAGCCCAGGCTTAATTCAAACAGCACAGAACAAAAAGCCGCTATATGCGGCTTTTTTGTTTTATAAATTATCTATTAAATCTATTACTGTTTGTATCTTAGTTTGAATAACTTTATTTCGGAGACTGAGATCTAGTCCCCTGTGTACTGGCTTTGGAAATCTTTGAAGATCAAACCATCCCCAGGCATTGTGCTCGTTGCTAAGTGTTGGAATAAATTCATCTTCTACGACGCAGAAATATGTGTGAAAATTAAACACACTATCATTACTGGTAAATTTTTCTAAGGGTAAAGTTTTTTTAATATAGGGCGGAATACCAATTTCTTCTTCAATTTCACGCTGAAGTCCTTGCCACGGATTTTCGCCAACTAAATTTGTTCCGCCTACTAGTCCCCAGGTACCTGTATGTTTACCGTGTGCTTTTTGCAATAATAAAAATCGTTGTGTTGATTTAGCACAAAACAATGCACCACTACATATAATTTTTTCTGTTACAGTTCTATCTTCCATTCACCGGCCTTATATTCACCTTCAAAGCTCTTAACCCAGGAAACTCCGTTCCACAAATACTGAACCCCAGTGTATATATTTGTTTGCCATACCATAGTGTCTGTTTCTTGAACACTATCAAAAATTACATTCCATTGCGTTCCAGACCATTCGATGATATCGTTGGCATGTGCTACAAGATCAACATTGGTTGTGCTTTTCCAAGCATCTGCACCGTCTATATTAATAGTACTACCAATATCTTCAATAATCAAGTATCGTCGTCCTGCTGTTAATGCACCGTATCTAGCGACAAATTTTGCATCATTTGGCCCAGTCATTAATGGATCCATGATAGCATCAAATGTCCCTGGACTACTGGCTCTATGACAACCGCTTAAACTATATCCAACATCGGTATCTAAATAGCCGTTACTATCTATACCTGTATTAGTAGTAAGTGTATCAGGGTCCCACGCTACATTGAGCAGTGTATTATCTAGTGGGTTAATTAATATTGTACCTATTACATTTGATCCGTTGGCTTGTGTTAAGTATAATCTGCTAGATCCAGCAACATATTGTTGTGGAAATTGATCAAATAGTTCTTGCCAGTTGATTGCAGGCCCTTGTTTAATTGGCAAATCTAAAAGACTACTTCTAGGTATTGCATTTTCTTTTTCAGCCATTAATCTAACTTCACCGGCATATACTTGTATTCCAAAGTTACCGCTTGTAGTTGCTGTTATTCTTGTTAACGGAGTTGAAAATGTTGTTGTAGGAGCTGCAAGATCTTGACCTAGGCCGTCTGCATAACCACTTGGACTTGTGTTTGAATCTTGATAAAAACTTGTGATAATTTTAGTAATAACGCCAAGATGTTTAACTTTAGCTGGAGGACTAATCCAAATAGGAGTAGTTACTGTTAAGGTAGCCACTTCAATAGGGCTATCATTGCCCACAGGCACTGTTCTACTACTCCAGTGTACATCAAACAATTCTAGAGTGGTTAAACTAGTCCAGTCGATATAGTTGTCAGTAGTTTGTAATTCTAAACTTGGATTAAACAATACCAGTATTTGTTCAAGTATTTGTAATTTTTGATCAGTATTTGCTGCCCATATATCCACTTTCATTTTTAGTAAGAATGGAGTAGGCATTACTCTCTCAACAGTATAGTTACGTCCTTGACTTTGATTATAAGTATCACGCCCAGTGTCTGGATCAACTTGGATATCGCGTTCTCTAAAATTAACTTTTCCTACAAAACTAGAATCACTGAGTCTTGTGCGATCTAAACTTAAATCACCAACGTACACAGAAATTCTAGGAACACTGCTAACTTTGTTTTCACTGTTTTGTCTTATAATACTGGCAACTTGTCTATCGGCATCACCGTACATAACTGGTATACGAACTAGTGTACCATCGCCATATTTGACCACAAAGTTACTGAACACACGAATTGTTTGTGTGATATAACGTCTTATTTGACCATCATAAAAATGTTGCGAGATAGTGCGACGGCGTTAAACCGAAGCCTCCATGGTTAGCCATGTGCGCTTGCCGTCTATTATTCGCCAAGTCTTACCACCAGATGTTTTTTTATTTACTTCAGACATAATTTCACTATGTTTTTTCTTTTGATCATTGTTTAATTGCCATAACCCGGTCTTGCCCTTATGACTTCTAGTATTAATATGCTTTTCAGTGCCATTATTTTCTGCTCTACGTCTAGCATGTGCTGCCTTTTGAGACTCACGCATTCTTTGCTTACTTTCTTCAGAGTGTAATTTATTGTTACCTGCTTTCCTAATGTTGTATCCATTTTGATAACAATCAAATTGTTCTACATACTGTTCTTCTAATTGATTTAACTCTGCTAAATTACTAGCAGAATCAATAACATCAAATGTGAATGCATCAACTCCATATTTTCTTAAAGCATTATGAAAATGATAAGTTTTTTCACTAGTTCTGCTTCCTGCAATATGTTCAAGTCGTCTTTGATTTGGGTTTTGTATAGTCTGCCCAACATAAGATTTTCCAGAGTTGATATGAGTAAATTTATAGATGTGCATTATAGATCTGCTTTAGGTTTAAGTGCCTTAGAAAGGCTTTGTCTTTCTTCTTCTCGTACATTATATAAAGTTACAGTCCACACACCGTCGTAAGGAATTGTTTCTTGTGTTAAATTAATAACTGGCAATTCTATCTGTATAAAATCTCCATTAATAGAAATTAAACCTGGATAATCTGCAAGTGCATATTCTAATTTGGTAGTATCAAGTTTTAATACAACATACGGTGCAGTGACAGTAGATGCAATATTAGTGGATACGATAGTATTCCCAGCCGCTAATCTTACATAATCTGTGGCAACAATATCAGTATACATGTGATTAGTATTATTGATAAAGTTAGTCTTGAACGTTCGTCTTGTATTGTTATTAGTCATGGACATACGTACTGCATCTTCAACTTTAATCCACCTTGTGCTATCAAATCTAAACAGTCTATTGGGTAGAAAATCAGTACGTAGAAAGAAATCGTTTTGTGCTGGATTAGATGGAAATTGTATTCCAAACCCAAACTCGTATCCGTTAACTGGGAACCCGTCACCTACTAAGTAACCCGTATAACCTGTACGCTCGGGTACTCCGTCTACCTGGCTTGCTCTTATTGTAGAAGCCGCAGATATGTCAGTTTCATCGGCAGTTGTTAATGTTGGCTTACCTGTAGAATCAACTGCAAGTGTATAAAATTGTCTTGTTTCATATCCGCTTTTGGGTGCATCTGCTTCTGCTTGTGCAACAATTTGATCATTAATTTCAAGTTCTTTGTTGTGCGTACTGAGCAAATCACGCAGGGTCATACCACTTGGATCACCGTTTGCATCCGTCGCTGGCTTGTTGAGAATGTCAGCAAATTGCTGGCTATCTGTTATTTTCTTAAGCCTTAATCTGTATAAATGCGGATACCATGTAGGGCTAAAACCTTCGCTGGCCCGGCCCACATCTTCAATTACATAATAGCGTGGCAGTGCAATATCGTAATCGTTTAGTGCAAATTGATCCTTCAAATGCGGTAATTCTATTACATCGCCACTTATGGGTTTACGGGCAATGTACTTGATAAAATCGTTGATATGCACAGTCATATAGATTGTATCGTTATCGATAAACAGGCCAAACTGACTTAGATTAAAGTCAATATTCTGTACGTTGTAAATACCTCGAATACGATAAATTTCTTCTTCGTATTTCCTATCACGGTTTTCTAAAAACAGCAGATCCTGTATATTCGCCACATTATACGAGTCAATTACGGGTTGATCTGCGGTACCGTTAGGGTTTAATTTTGGGCCCATGTATTTGTGCAAGTATACGTCAGTGCCGCCGACCTGAAACATCTCAGAAATCTGGCGATCCATAAATTTATAATCTTGCCCACGTTCGGGTTTATACAGTGATAGTCTTGGCATATGATATTTATCGCCAGCTAAATATACATGGAGACAATATAATGGACGATCTACCATCAACAACGGAATCTAATTCACTACTAGAACGCAACAAAGTTTTTGACTATGTTCGTGCCATGCTAGGCGACGGCATGATTGAAGTAGAGCTTGACCCTATTCATTACGAAACAGCATTGGATCGTGCATTAAACCGCTTTCGACAACGTAGTCCAAATGCAGTTGAAGAAAGCTATAGCTTTCTTGAACTCATACAAGATCAAAATGAATATCGCTTGCCCGACGAAATCATCAATGTGCAAAGCGTATTTCGCAGAGCAATAGGTAGCAGAAGCGGTATGGGTGCCGGAGGCACGCTGTTTGAACCATTCAACTTGGCGTATACAAATACCTATTTGATGAGTGGCAGTATGATGGGAGGCCTTGCAACATACGAATTATTTGCTGGCTATCAAAAATTAGTGGGCAAGATGTTTGGATCATACATTGAATTCAGTTGGAAGCCAACAAGCCATATCTTAAATATTCTACAACGCCCATTTGCACAAGGCGAACAAATTTTAATCAAGAGTCAAAACTATCGTCCAGACTGGGTATTGTTACAAGATATCTATTCCAAACAATGGCTCAAAGATTATACCTTGGCAACCTGCAAAATCATGTTAGGCGAAGCACGCTCTAAGTTTGGCAGTATTGCAGGGCCAGGTAGTGCTATTACACTAAATGGTACAGCACTATTGACTGCTGGAACCACTGAACTTAAAGAACTTGATAAAGAAATGGAAACTTACATAGCCGGCGGCACTGGTTACTCTTTTGTAATTGGCTAACAAATATTAATTAAGAAATGTAGTTATCTTATCCTCTTCATATAAATACATGTGGAGAATAAGATATGTTTATAAATAACAAATATACCAACTGGTATAATACTATCATTGCTCGTGCTAAAATAAGACAGCAAATAACCGGGTATACCGAACGGCACCATATAATTCCAAAAAGTCTTGGTGGGGAAGATTTAGATACCAATCTTGTAACTTTAACAGCAAGAGAACATTTTATCTGTCATCTGTTATTAACTAAAATGGTTAATGGTATTAATAGATATAAAATGCAAAAAGCATCGATTATGATGATAACTAGAGTCAGCCCTGGCCAGGAACGGTATATAGTCACCAACAGAATTTATGAAATACTAAAGCAATCAATGGATATCCCGCAAGAAGTTAGATTAAAAATGGGTGAATCTCAAAAAAATAGATTCAAAGATACTCCTGGAACATTTTTAGGAAAACATCATTCTTTAGAAACACGTAAGAAAATGTCAAAGTCGGCATCAAAACCTAAATCTTTAGAATGGAAAAAAAGTGCTTCTAAAAATAGAAAAGGAAAACAAGCTGTAAACAAAGGAATTCCACATACGGAAGAAACTAAACAGAAAATTAGTGAGGCTGTTAAGGGAGAAAAGAATGGTTTTTTTGGAAAGCATCATTCGGCAGAACAGCGAGCAAAAAAGAGTAAAGAAAAACTTGCATCTCCTAAAAAAATATGTTATTATTGTAACACAGAAGTAGATACTATGAACTATGGGAGATGGCACGGTGATAAATGTAAAGCAAGATAAAAAACCAATGCTTATTGGGGTGGTGGGGTTTATTGGTTCTGGCAAAGACACAGTTGCTGATTATCTCACTAACTTTCACGGATTCCGTCGAGAAAGTTTTGCCAACAGTCTTAAAGATGCAGTGGCACATGTGTTTGGTTGGGACCGCACTATGTTAGAAGGCCGCACAAAAACTGCCCGCGAATGGCGAGAACAAGTAGATCCTTGGTGGGCAGAACGATTGGACATGCCTAACCTAACACCGCGTTGGGTATTACAATACTGGGGCACAGAAGTATGTCGTCGAGCATTCCATGACGATATCTGGATTGCATCATTAGAAAACAAACTCCGCAACAGCAAAGATGATATCGTTATTAGCGACTGCCGATTTCCTAACGAAATTAAATCGATTAAAGATGCTGGCGGAATTATAGTTTGTGTACAACGAGGAGTTCAACCCCACTGGCAAGATATTGCTGCAAAAGCCAATAAAGGTGATCCCAAAGCACAAGAGTGGCTGAAACGAGAAGGTATACATGCTAGTGAAACTAGTTGGGTCGGTACAACCTTTGATGCAATACTAGATAACAACAAAACAATTGATGACTTGTTTAAACAAGTTAAAGGTCTGGTGTCAAGTCTCCCTGCTTCCACTTTACACCTTCACGATGAAGAAGTCTCTGACAGTTTGCACACACTGTCTTGAGATTAGCAGGACGACAGTTGTCTAAATTGCCGTCCACATGAAACACCGCAAACACTTCTGAGTGTGGACTTTTAAATCCACATTTATCGCATGTTGGTTTAATGCGGTATCCTGAGCGGTACCATCTAGCAACACCTGCATTGGCCACACCTTTCATACAGACATTACACATACTGCGATAATATGTCTGTCCGTTCTTACGATAATTAACTGCGGCTGGCCTATATCCGCACGAACATAGTGGTCTCATAGTGTATTTAATCAATAGTAGGCCTTTTGGAGGCCTTTTCAGCATGCCATAACAGCTAGAAAAACCAAAAAACCTATAAATACATTTGAACATGTATTCATGGAGATAAAACATATGGCTCAATTAAGTTCACCAGGCGTAAGCGTAACAGTAATAGACGAGAGTTTCTACACTCCAGCTGCCCCGGGCACTGTACCGTTAATTGTCGTTGCTTCCGCAGAAAATAAACAAAATGGTGCAGGTACTGGTACCGCACCCGGAACACTGGCAGCAAACGCAGGTAAAGTATACTTGCTTACAAGCCAGAAAGATCTTGCAGATACATTTGGTGTACCCAAATTTTATACTGACTCAAACAACAATCCTATCCACGCTGGCGAACAGAATGAATATGGTTTAGAGGCTGCTTACAGCTTCTTAGGTGTAAGCAATCGTGCTTATGTTGTTCGTGCAGATTTAGATCTTGATCAACTAACAGGCAAAGCAGATGCTCCAACTGGCGAACCAGCTGATGGAACATATTGGTTTGACACAGCAGGTACTAAGTTTGGTGTTAATCAATACAACGCAGATACTGGAATGTGGGATACAACTAATGTTCGTCGCCCAACAGTTATAACTGATGTTAATCAATTAATCGACAATGATGCAACTGAGGCTCCTAGGTCAACAGTTGGTGCGAACGGTGAGTATGCACTAGTAGCAACTACTAATTTAAATAGACTATATTACAAAAAACTTGCA